GGCGATCAGATTCGCACGGCATCATGCGAGTGCATCAATCATGGCTTCTATGGGAAGCGGAATCCATCGAACAAAGCACGAATGGCTTGGGTCAAAGGGACGACTCACTCATATCATCTCGCGGCAAATACACTCGTCGCGATCACAACAGGCATGAAGTCAGGTCTTCCGACGACATCGCCTGAGAACTCAGTCTGCAATTGGCTTGAGTTACTTTGTGCCATCATTGAAATCGCAGAGGCTAAAGGCTGCCCTCGCCTCACGACTCAACAACTCATCGATGAAGTAGAATTCGCAATCTACGGAGATGATCATCTCATTGCGCTTTCTGCACGGCTTCGACAATACGTCGATTTCTTCGCCATGCAGGAATGGTTCGAGGAACACGGACTGGTTTATACCAGTGCTACCAAGAACAAAGAAGACGAAGAAGCATTTACTCATATCGACAACGTTTCATATCTCAAGAGACATTTTAAACATCTGCCGGGAACAAAGTTCTACACGGCACCTCTCGACATGACATCAATCACGGAGCTCCTCAACTGGCGTCGCACAAAAAACGACTTGTCAGATGAGGAATACTTCAAGCAAGCGATGGAAAATTTTCATCGCGAGCTCTTCCATCATGGGGAGGAAACCTATAATTCCTACCTCGATCACGTCAACGACAAACTCGAAATTTTCCGTAAGGAGAATCCAGAGCTTGATCCGCGCGTGTATCGTAGGCAGCCCAATCAATACAACGATTATCTCGACCTATTTCTGGCCAATTTTAATGTGTGTTAGTTACTGAATTTATCGCTAGCTCTAAAGCTTGAGCTGGCGAGGTTTTCTCCTTTTCAAAAAAATCTAGAATGATCTAGTTATTATAAATATGTTTCTCGAGGAGATCAACAACTGAAGAAGAAACTTGAAAGGAAGTTGTTGTATCAAACTAGGTGAGATAGCAGGGGCATTAGCAACAGAAGCAGAGCGAGAACGCTAATAAAAAAATTAGAAGAAGCAGATGCAGGTCCTACGAGGCTCTGTAACATTCGTTCGAGAGTCTCGAAAGTCGATAGCTGCAAACGGCCCACCAAAACTGGTTCGAAGTTTGTTCGATAACAACTGTTTGCCAAATTAATAGCAGCGAGCGAAAGGGATTCCCCGCTCTGTTGACGGAGAGGGATCCTCAAGACGAAGTAAAGCAGCGTGAGTAACTGCCCTCAATTGTTCAGGAGAGAGAATATCCTTGATAGCAAGCTTGTGAAACAGAATACACTGGCCCAGTCGGACACTCTCTTCGCCGTCATTAACCAGTTCAAGGAGTGATGAGAAAAGTTTATATATTCCCTGTTGTTCCGTGAGAAGTATTATTACTAATGTTGTTGAGGGTTCGTTACAATATCAGCGAGCCAGACCATCGCAAATAACTTGATCTTTGCAGAGTTCTCGGACTGGAGGCGCCTGTGAGTATCCCAAGG